AAAGATAGATGGTATAAATTGTATCACTTTCCAACCGAACACTATTTTTTATGCAGTCGATGTTAATTCTGCATTAGGAAAACAAATTTCAACAGCAAATTTTGGTATAGTCTTTCATACTACTTACAGTGGGGCAACAATCGATGGATTAACTGCATCATTTGGTGCAAACATTAAAGGGTTAGGACACAGTAACGATGTGTGGGTTGACGATGCAACTTATAAAGATATGAGTGGAAACGCATCCATGACTGCAAAAGAGACACTTAAATTAACTCAAGAGTTATCGACAGTGGGAAAAGCATTCCATGGTATCACTGCAAAAGACTTGGGTAAGTTTAGAGAACTTCAAGACATGATAACGACAAAGGGAGCTGGTGCATCATATAAGACATACATAAACACACAAATTAGAAGTGGTAGTTTTAAACCCACAGCAGATGATTATCTTAACCATTTTCAATCTTATTGGGCAGATAAAGTAGTTGCAAAGGTTAAGATGCAGAAGACAAAAGAAATTAAACAAGAGATCGGTGAACAGATTTATAATGATCTGAGAGGCCTTAAAAAATTCTTAACAAATTTAACAATCTTTCAATCACATATTGTTAGTGCAAAACAGATTATTGTCACCACCCTAAATAGAGTTAAGTCTGTAGGAACATTTAATAAAACTGATAAAGGATTTGTTGCAGTAAATCCCGAAGGTTATGTTGCAATAAACTTGAAAACTGGAAAAGCAGTTAAACTGGTTGATAGAATGGAGTTTGCATATAACAACTTCACCGCAGCGAAGGCATGGGATAAATGATAACTTTAACAGACAATGCAATACAAAAACTTAAAGAGTTTTTAGAACCTACAGAAATAGTCAGGTTGGCTGTTGAAGGTGGTGGTTGTCATGGGTTTCAATATAGATTTGGAGTTTCCCCATCAACTGAAATTGCAGAGGATGATTACATTATAGAAGACAAAATCAGATTAGCTGTAGACCCTGTTAGTTATATGTATCTAGAAAATGTAGAAATAGATTATGAAGAAAAGACATTCAATTCAGCATTTAAAATCAATAACCCTGATACGAAGGCAACTTGTAGTTGTGGAAGCAGTTTTTCATAATGAAGAAATTTAACAACATGATAACCGAAGGAAAGGATAAAGGAGCAGTGTTTACCTTTGGTAGATTCAATCCACCAACCGTAGGTCATGGAAAACTTGTTGATACATTGCTTAAAGCAACTAGAGGTGGATATAAACCTGTCATTTATACCTCACATACAGAAGACCCAACAAAAAATCCTCTGAAATATAAAGACAAGATTAAATGGCTTCGCAAATTCTTTAAAAGGGTAACAGTCGTTGATACTACTGCAAGAACAATATTTGATATTGTCACAGATTTATACGATAAAGGATTCAATCAAATACGCATGGTTGTAGGTTCAGATAGAGTTATGGAGTTTGATAAACTTATCAACACTTATAATGGTAAATATGGAAGACACGGACACTACAATTTTGACAAAATAGAGGTCATATCTGCTGGAGAACGTGATCCTGATGCAGATGATATAAGTGGAATGAGTGCATCAAAAATGAGAATGTTTGCAGACAAGGGTGATTTCGAGGAATTTAAGAAAGGAGTTCCATCTAGAAATAAAAAAGAGGCCGAAGGTCTATGGAAAGATGTTCGTAAAGGAATGGGAATCCGTGAAGAGACTATCCCTGATTACATTTATGAAGATTTAATCATGGAAGGTGTTTATGACTCAGGAATCTTTAAGGCAGTATTTCTTATGGGTGGGCCTGCCAGTGGTAAATCAGCAGTGGTTAAACAACTTGCGTTAAAAGCATTAGGACTTAAATTGGTTAATACTGATTCTGCATTTGAATCGGGATTAAAGAAAGCAGGTTACTCTTTAGACATGAGAACTATGGATTCAGCTGTTAGAGACCCTATTCGTCAACATGCAAAGAGAATAACAGGTAAAGGTCTAGATGGATATATTGAGGGTAGACTTGGTTTAATCTTTGACACTACCAGTGCAAAATCATCTAAAATTAAAGCATATAAAACAAATTTAGACCTTCTTGGATATGAATATAAAATGATTTATGTAAGAACCTCACTTGCAAATGCTCAAGCAAGAAATGCAGAACGAGCAAGAAAACTTCCCGAAAAAATAGTTCAAAAGGACTGGGAAGATGCACAAAAAAATGCACAATATTTTAGAGGAATGTTTGGTGTAGATTTCGTTGAAATATTAAATGATGATACGTTTGCTGACTTAAAGAAAAAAGCAGCTGCACTCTATAGTAGAATGTTAGGATGGACGACAAAGTTCCCAACAAACAAAAAAGCTATATTATGGAAGCAACGAGAGTTAATCATGAAAAAACATAAATAGTATTATGCCTCAAATAGATAAAATCAGAGATAAAGTCAGAGAAATTCAAGAAGATGATATTGATGTCGTTTTCAAAAGGTATCCTTTAAAAAATCCAACTCATTCAACCACATTTAAAGAGTTAGTGGAAGATGCAGCCGCGGCAGCTTTAATCAAAGCAAAACAAGCAGATCAGATTCAAAAACAAAAAGACAAACACGAAAAAGAAGTAGAAGCACTTAAAGATCGTCATGAAAGAGAAAACGATAGACAAAAAGGTCTTGATGCAAAAGAAACAGAAGATGACGCAATAAGAAAACAAAGAGACGCTGAAAGAAAAACAGCTGAAAAAGAAAGAAAGAATACAAGTGAAGATGTAAAAGAAAGAGTTCAACCAAAAACTTCGGACTGGGAAGGTCGTGCTACTATATCGAGGAATGCTAGAAAGAATTTTTGGAAAAGTTTAAAGAAACAAAAGAAAGAAGAATTTGAGAAAACTTTAAAAACTTGGGACGTTGAGGAAGATAGAAATTACAAAAAAGAATACGAGAATTACCATGCAGACCCTAAACAGGTTGCAAGACGAAGTAAAAGAAACGAAGCACGAAGAATGTTAAAGAATAGAAAGGACATTAAGGGTAAAGATGTGCATCATAAGGATAATGATCCTATGAATAACGATAAATCTAATCTTTCTATTGTATCACAACACTTTAATAGAAGAGAACCAAGGTTAAGAGAAGGTGTTGATGGTGATGCAATGATTGATCTTATGCAGAAGTATCTTAATACAAAGAATAAGAAAGAGAAGAAGACTTTACTAAAACAAATTAATAGGTATCAAAAGAAGTTAGGTCTAAAAGTAACAGAAGAATTAGGTAAAGGTGCTACTCAGCAAGACTACATTGATGATTTTTTAAAGTCCGATTCACCACAGTTTGTTGGTAAATCTAAAGACAAGGTTATTCAGATGGCAGTAGCAGCTTTTAAAGCTAACTAAATAGATATGAGAGGAAATTATGTCAGGAAATAAAACAGATAACGGTGTATTAGAAGTAGGAACTGATGAGATCAGAATGTCTTACTCAGAAGATACGCCAGGCCAATACGTTGATGCGTTCATTAAAGAACAAGAAAAGGCATTCCACGAACAACAGAAGAAAGTAAAAAAGAATTTCTCCTCAGTATTCCAAAATCCGTTAAAAGGATTCCCTTATAACGAAGAAATCATAGTCAAACCTCTACAAGAAGAAACTATCCAAGAACTAAACACTAAAATGCCTGAGAAGGTGCAGAATCAAATCTTAGATATGATGAACAAACTTATGGACTTACCATACGGTTCCATTGCTTTCAAAAAGTTAAAGAAAGAACAAGAAGCACTTCAAAAGAAATACTCAGTTAAGAGAGAACACCACCAGTCAAAAGATAAACCTCATGCACATTCAATGGATGAAGCTTTTTCTAAGAAACAAGCAAGAGGTAAAGATATTGCAAAGAAGATGATGAAGAGTAAGACAATGAAAGCTTTTGCAAATAAAGTTGCAAAAATGAGTAAAGTTTCTCCTTCTGAGTTAGATAAAATACTACCCGATTATGTAAGTGGTGGTGATATAGGTGCTTTATTTGAAGCAAATCTTCAAGAAGGCACATGGGCAGTTCCAGATTCATACAAAAAACTTTACAACTTACAAGTAGGTTTCTTAGCTAATAAAAAGGCAGCTACTGAACTTAATTCAAGAAAACTTTTAGTAGACCTATATGGTATTTTTGGTGATGATTCATTATATGATGATGTCGGAGAATATATTGACACTCCCAATCCTAAATTTGATTTAAGAGAGTTAATTGTCAAACACTTAAAACCTTTTGGAATTAAAATCAATAATAGCTACAAAATAACTCATGCTCCAGAAGAGTGGATTGATAATCTAGGAAAATCAGAATCAAAAATTGAAGAAAGACTTATCGAAGGAATGCCAAGAAGAGGTAGAGGAAACATCAAAAAACCTAAAGGGAAAATGGTTTCTTTTGTAATGAGAAAAGAAAATAAGGAGAAGGATACAGTGTCAAAAGAAAATTATAATAATCCATCATTTGAAGAGTTCCAAGAAGCTTCAAGGAAAATGAGTGGTTCTAAATTAACTGGTGCTGAGATTAGTTCCTACTTTAGAAAACACAAAGTCAGAGATAAGACTGTCAGAAAAGCAGTAGAGATCGCACTTGATCACGGTGGTGCAATGAACTATGCAATTAAACAAATTGAAAAACTTAAAAGAGGTCTTTCTAATCATAAAGATGTGGAGAAAGCACTTGAAGTTGCAAACTTTGGTGAACATGTATCAGAGGAAGATGTTGAAAAATTCTTTGGATTCTTTTCAGAAGCATTCACAGATGCACAGATAGACAAATTAAGAAAGTCCTATGCTACTGTTAAAGGGATTGACCCAACAACAGGAACAGGTAAGAAACTCCTAGACTTCATGAGAGGTAGAGCCGAGGACGAATTAGTTGCATTATACAAGGGTAAAATCAATTTTATATCCTTACTTGCAGCGTCTAATTTAATTGCTCGATTTAAATATTCATCAGCTGATATTTTAAAACTGAAAGAAGAAAAACTTAAAGAAGCACCAGTATTACCATCAACTCAAGCAGGTCAGATACAAGGTGATCATTCAGTCGAAGATGGTGTTAAAAAGTATGAAGATGTGATCAACAAACAAATTCAAACAGGTCGATTTTCAAAATTACACAAAGAAAGACAAACAAAAATCATAGCAAGAAAAGCAAATAAATATTATCGTGTTGAAGAACATGAAATGGGTAGAGCAGGTTCTATCCACGCATTCATAGATATTTCAAATGGTGATATATTCAAACCAGCAAGTTTTAAAGCTCCCGCTAAAGGTGCCAGAGGTAATGTAACAGATCAAAGATACATAGATTATGTTGCAAAATATCCTGACTCGTATTACGGTGGCCATTTATACAAATAAATATAAGATATAATTAGGAGAGTGAAGTTGGTTGACAACTTAGCATATACTGAAACAGTCCATACTAAACACGGAACGGATAGGGAATATCATATATTGACCTTTAAAGAACAATTAAATTGGCATCGTTCCAACAAATCACAAACCATACACATATTATCAGGAACAGGTTGGCGACTTAAACAGAATGAAAATCCAACCATTGAATTAGAAGTAGGTAAAGACTATCAATTAGTCCCAAAAGGAGAATGTAGATTGAGTAAAGGACGAGAACATCTCGTCATGCGGATTGAGGAGTTATTTCAACCCTCACCAAAGAATCCAATCTTATAAATAATACTATGAGTTACAAATCTGAAAACTGGAAAGATAAATTAAACGAAGTTCGGGCTTTTACGCAAAAGGACGAAGTTAAAGAAGACGTATCTAAAGTAGATGAAGAAATCGAATTATTACTTCAAGAGTTAGACGAAGAAACGCCCGAAATAACAGAAGGTCGTTCACTGAGTCTCGATCAGATCAAAAAGAAATATAAGAGAGACCTTGCTAAACTTAACGGACAATTTCCTAAAGATAGAAGTCCTTTAAATCGTGCATTGTTGAGACATGCTTATGATCATGGTTTAATTAAGACTGATGATCCTGATCATGCAGACAAAGTTATTGATGGTTTATTAGACGATATGGATGAAAGTGTTGTTAGAGAAGAAAAAGTTTCAGTAGAAAAAACTGTAGAAAAACTCACAGAAAAAAATATGTTGGGTAGACTTGCAAAACAACTAAGACTCACCGAAGAGGGTAAAAATTTAATGTTTAATTACTTTGAAAAAGGGGAATTGAACCAATGACATTCAAATGGGCACAACCCAACCAATGGCAACAGTTAAAGGAAAGAAAGGGTGATGTTGAGATTATGGACATAGACCCTAAGAAAACTAAAGACCTACTTAAAGCATTAAAAAAGGCTGAGAGTAATATGGGTAGAGGTGCAAGAGTCATGGGTGACAGTGACACTTCTATAACAATTTCTAATATCCATCCAGTTTGGGGTGGTTCAGAAGTAGAAAAGGTGTTGTCTAAATTAAGAATAAGTCGAAATGATGTCGACATAAGGCAGGGATAAAATGACATACGGTGCAATAAAAACATTACCAGCAGGTTTAGTTGATTCAGTTAAAGAATTATTGAATTACGAACAATCTGTAAAAGAAGGAAAATACCTTAAATACTCAGACCTCTTGCTTAAAAAACAAAGAGAATTAGAGAAGATTGATAAAGAAACCGAGAGGAATCCTAACTACAATGGTTTGGGTGCTTTAAAGTCTATAAATAAAGAAATTAGTAAATAAATGAAACACATTGGTATTCGTGAAGAAACAGGTGATAAAGAAGAATATCAGAAATTTTTTCAAGCAGCATTGAAAAAGTTTGGTGTTAAGTCTCCCGCTGAATTAGAAGGGGACAAAGAAAAAGAATTTTACGACTATATCGACAAGAACTGGAAAGGCGATAAAGAGTCGGACTAACCATCATGGATCGTGTAGATGCAAGATATAGGGTCTTTAAAGAAAAACTTAAGAAATTAGGTTACATTAAAGACCAAGCAAATATGGTCAGACAAGTGATGGAAGTTGTTGCAGACTTCGGAATGATGTCCGATGCAGGCAATAAGAAAGTTGCGAGAGCAGTTTCCCAGTCAAAGACTGAAAAGGATTTGAGGGCAAAGTTAGAGAAAATCTCTACAATGGCAAAAGGGAAATATGCAGAAGCAGGTGATGATGATATTATTGATCGTGCCATTATGGCAATGAGCAGTAAAGCAACAGGGATACAGTTAAGACCTGATGCAAACATGTTTATGCAGTTGAAAGGCTTTGAGGACTTGAAAAAGGACGCAGAAGTTAGAACTGATGACATGAAAAAGACGAAGATCAAGTGGAAAGATGCAGTCATAGTTTATAAAGCTTTAGACGGTCTTAAACCACAAGATAAGTCTAAATATGTAAGACTGCTCCAAAAGGATCAGAGAACATTTAAAAAAACATTCAAGAATATCTTGGATATTGTAAAAAGAGGATAAAAAGATGGCATTATGGGGAATTACAGACGGTGCAGAATCAAAACCTAAGTATCTAACGCAAGAAGATAAGAATAATACTGTTGCAAAACCACATGGTTGGGAATTGCAAAAAGCAGTTGGTGCTAGAACACAAACTGAAACATTAGTTGCAGTTGGTTCTAAAACAGTTCTTTCTACTGCATTAGCAGAAGCAACAATCGCTTCAGTATACTTTGTAGCAGATTCTTATGCACGATCAGCAGCAGGTGGAGTTATCGTTTCATATAACGAACAAGTTAATGTGACTAACGGTGCAACATTAGTAGTAACTGCTTCAAACAGTGGAGCAACAACAGCTACCGCAGCCGCACACACTTCTGATAATACAGTATTGTTTGCATTTACAGTTCCAAACGCAGCAAACACGCTGACAATCGGAGCTCAAACAGTTAGTGGAACAATCGTAGATTCAGCCGGTGGAGCAACATCTGATAAAGTTATCGCAGCAGGAGATATAATCGATGCTGGTGGTGCTGGAACAGGTGGAACAGCAACTATAGCAGTAGCATAAGGAATTTAAAATCATGAAAACAAAGGTTTTAGGTTCAGAAGCAGCTTGTGGAACATCGACTACCAATGGTTCAAGTTTTGGATCATCAACGGCAGTTCGTTTACACAACTCAGGTGCAGCTGCAAGATTAGTTTCAGTAGAAACATCTGCAAATGTATTAATAGGAACATTCACTCTAGGTAGTGGTGCAACAGAGATGGTTCATAAGGACGCATCAGATGAAGTATTCGCTGCACACGCAGAAGTGTTAGGAGTAGGTGTTGCAATTACAACTTAAGGAAAACAATGAAAAAATTTAGTCAATTTATACAAGAACAATACGGACATCAAGAAGATGCTGGTTTATCCTCTCAGCATGTTCCCCACGACATTGATGATCCTGATGTTCAAAGAAAAATAAACGCAATTCTAGGTCATACTGCAAGTTCAGAATATATGACACCTGAGGCTGCAATCGGTCAAATGGAAGCAAAACTTTCATTACTCGGTTTAGCACCTCAAGATGGCGACAGAGAATTTAGTGAAAGTGGAACAATAGATATTCAAATGTCAAGATACGGTGACATCACAGGTAAATCAGTAGATACACCTTTTGATGAAATCGAACATGAATCAAGAGATTATACCTTATCAGTTCGATACGAACAGTTAGAAACAGGTAGTTATAAAGTTTACGCAAACTTCTCTTAATTTTAGAGTCAGGATTGACTCACTAAATATCTTTATATCATGACTATTGTTTTTGACAAACTCACCGCGAAGAATTTTCAGGCTTATGCCTTAAATAACTATGACGATCCTCAGTGCATAGACCTTCAAGATTTCCAAGAGGATGTTCGTAGATTCAGATACCTCAAACGACTTCTCCACAGATACCATGAAAATGGTGAGTTACGAGAACGTCTCATGTTAAATCACTTAATAACACTTTTCAATGTATTTGGGTTTGACCCATGTATGAGAATGTTACAGTTCAAAATCCAAGAAGACAGATATTGGTCTTCTATCAAAACCATGTTACTCTATCTAGGTTATATTGAGGAAGCATGGAAAACAGACATAGCAATAGACGATCTACTTGCCCAAAGACTCCGAGACCTTTAAGCTGGTGTAGCTCAGTTGGTAGAGCACCTCACTTGTAATGAGGATGTCGGGAGTTCAAATCTCTCCACCAGCTCCAGCCATTCAGTTACCATAAATAGATATATGAGGATTATAGACACTTTAATTGTATTCAGAATACTCAAGATGTTAACAACACCTTGGGAGAAACAATCTGCATACAAGCTTGGATTTATTGATAAGGCAGGGAAACGAATAAAATCTATTCCCCATCCCGAAAATAAAAATCAATATATTGATAATAAACCTAAAACATCGGAAGAAAAGGCTTCTTTGACACCTTTGCACAGGTTAGTCTTTAACCTTAAGAAAATAATAAACAAAGTTCCGTTTGGAAAAACTGCATTTGCCTCTTACGCAGTTGCGATTGCACTGTTAAAAGAAGAAGCAGAATTAGATGAAGATCAAGCAAATGAACTATGTGAAAAGTTCTATAGTTATTTAAAAGATAATGATTTAATAACCTCAAGTATGATCGTAGAGATTCAAGAATTAACTACAATAGGAACAGGTATTAAATACAGATTCAGAAGACCGTTAGAACAAAACGACAAAATTTATCCACTTAAAGAAGCGGTAGAGATTGTTGCAGAACATAGTCAGATTTTTGGTATTAACATATGGATTGGTTTTTCACAGAACGAAAGGGTATTGGTAACAGCAGATGACGTATATTAAATCATTTAAAGAAATAGTTAACGAAGGACAGTTCTCAAGAATTGCCGCAGACATTGAAGATGGTCTTTCACCACAGAAAATTGCAAAGAAATATGGTGTTGCACTTAAACAAGTCAAACAATGGGCAGCCGAGTGGAAGAAACTTGGGGAAGATGCTCCCATGAATGCAACAGGGGCTGCTGTGTCTACAGATAAACCTATAGTTAGAAAGAAAAAACAATATGAGATTTGGAAAAGAGCAGCGATAGAACAGAAATAACTATATTATGAATAAATTTTTCAATTATCTTGCATTGATGAGTGCAATCGGAGTTGCTGGTATCGCAGCATACTTCTCAGTTATTGGTCTTGCAACCATATTTGCTGGTGCATACTTGGGTGTTGTCATTATGACAGCTGCCTTAGAGTTTGGTAAACTTGTCACCGCTGCATACTTACACTTAAAATGGGATTTACTTGGTAAACAAAAGTATTATCTTGCATTTTCAGTTGTTGTTCTCATGTTGATCACTTCACTGGGTATTTTTGGATACCTTGCAAAAGCATCCTCAGACACTTCTTATGCAACTATGTCTGCCCAAGCTGAAGCAGATCGATTCACTACTCAAATTGAAAGAGAAGAAAATAGAATAGAGACACTTACAATCAGACTTGATACATTTGGTCGTGGTCAATTTGATATAACCGAAAGTGTTAATGCACAGGAAGATATAAGAGACGGTGCATGGAGTAGAGTTCAAGGTGATATAGATTACTCACAGGGTCAGATAGATGATATTCGTGAAAGATTAAATACCTCACTAACTGCACTTGATAACATTGTTCTGAGTTATACGGAACAGGGAACAGTCACGGTAGGTGGTGCATTTAATAGAGACACTACGGATAATGTTGCATTAGGTGTTCAAGTAAGAGAAGATCAACAATCAGAAAGAAATCAACTACAACAGACTGCAAATGGACAGATCGAGGGATTTCAAACTCAAATAGATTCATATAGAGAACAAGCCCAAGACACTATTAACACTTCAAACACTGAAATACGGCGACTTCAAAATTTAAATAATTCTGCACAGGATGAGGTTATCGCTAATAGTGCAGAAATCAACTTACAAATAGATAACATTTATGATATAATAAGTGGGTTAAGAGATGAAAGATTTGTTTTTGAACAAGAAATCTTAGCATTTGAGAAAGAAGTCGGCCCAATTAAGTATGTTGCAGAAGTTATTTACGGTCAAGAGGAAAGTGTCAAGTATCTTGACAACGCTATTAGATGGGTCATTTTTGCGATTATCTTTGTGTTTGATCCACTTGCGGTGTTACTGTTAATTAGTTCAGCAGGATTAATTGCAAAACCATTAGGAAAAAAACAACCACCAATAGTTGAGAATAGATATGTTATTCAAGTTCCAAAGGACAGAGTTTTAAACCTAAATAAAGATAAATAACAATACAATAATTATAACTTGGAGAAACCCATGGCAGAAGAAGAAACACCTTTAGTATCAGTTGAAGAACAGATTTCAACTCTTGAAGGAAAATTACTCTCATTAGAAGTTCCATCGATTGGTGATGATTTAGAAGGCGAAGCACTTGAGTTAGCCCAAGCATCACTAGATGTTGCACAAGTATCATATGATGCTAACATCGCAAAGATTGAATCAAAGATTGAAGAGCTTAAAAATCCCGCTGTTGCCCCTTTATCAGAAGGTGGTAACGAAGATGGTGCCCCTGACGTAGAAGATGCCCCCTTAACAGAAGGTGGTAACGAATACGGTGAAGACGGCCCACCAGTAGAAGAAGAAGAGTAAAACCCTCTAGTAAATTCCTTAAAACTATAGTATAATAGATGTATAATGCTATGGTTGGAAAGGAAATATCTTTCTATGTGTATTGCTCATCTAGGGCATGCAAAATGGAAGAATGAGAACACATTAAATCACCGATGTCCCTATTGTGGAGATTCAAAAAAGAATCAATACAAAGCTAGGGGCTATCACTTTGTGATTGAACAAAACTTTGTATATAAATGTCATAATTGTGGCAAAGCAACGTCATCTGTTCATTTTATGAAGGATAATTTTCCTTCAATTCATAGAGAATATCTTGTAGAATGGTTAAAAGAAAATCATGTAAAACCGAAGGCAAAAAAGATGCTTTCTGCTAATGAATACAAGTTTACTCCCCAACAAGATTTACTAAATATCAGTGTTGAAACTCTAAAAGCAGTCTGTTATCCAGCATGGGATAAACTTGTTTCTAGGGAGTATCTTCAACACAGAAAGATTCCTGATGAGAAGATAAAGGAACTTTGGTATGTCGATAATTCCCAATATCTTGCGAATTTATCGAAGAAATATAAAGACCGAGTTCTCGGAAATGACCCAAGGATCGTATTGCCATTCTTTGCAGAGAATGGAGAATTAGTTGGAGTATCAGGTCGAGCCATTAATGACTCACCGTTAAGATACTTAACAATGAAATTTTTAGATGATATTCCACTCATCTACAACATTAATAAAGTGGACAAAACAAAAACCATCTATGTGACAGAAGGGCCGATAGATAGTTTATTCCTACCAAATAGTATTGCAGTCGGTGGTAGTGATTTTAAAAAATTAGACAATAGTATTAAAGACAATGCAGTAATCATTTTTGATAATGAACCTCGGAGTAGAGAGATAATTAAAAAACTTCAAGAGGTGATTGATCTTGGTTATAAAGTTGTAATTTGGAACAATAAAAGGGTAAACAACTTAAAAGATATAAATGATATGATTACAGATGGGTTAAGTCAAAATGAGATTCTTGATATTATTAATACTTCAATATTTGATGGTCTTTCAGCAAAACTGAAATTGACGGAGTATAAAAAAACATGAATCACGACATGAAGGTAGTCAAGTCTGATGGTAAAAGAGTTGACATTAATTTAGATAAGATTCATAGAATGGTAGAAAAGGCTTGTAGACATATCACAGGCGTTAGTGAATCATTAGTGGAAATGAACAGTGGACTGCAATTCTTTGACGGAATAACCACACAAGAAATACAAAAGATTCTAGTTAAGTCTGCATCAGACTTAATTTCATTAGATAACCCAAATTATCAATTTGTAGCTGCAAGACTTTTATTGTTTGCAATACAAAAACAGGTGTTTAACACTAAGTGGAAGGATTCAGAAATTTATCCACCCTTGATAGACATCATAGAAAAAAATATTCATCTTAATGTTTATGATAAAACAATATTAAAACAATATTCTATTTTAGAAATAGAACAATTAGATGGATACATTAGACATGGAAGAGATTTAGATTTCACCTATGCTGGTCTGCAACAAATTGTAGACAAGTATTTGGTGCAAGACAGATCAACACAACATGTATTTGAGACACCTCAGTTCATGTATATGTTAATTGCAATGACACTCTTTAACAAATATGATAAAGAGAATCGTATCGATTATGTTAAACGATACTATGACGCAATTTCAACATTTAAAATTAACATATCAACTCCTATTATGGCAGGGGTCAGGACACCATTACGACAATTTGCGAGTTGTGTTTTGGTGGATGTCGATGATACGTTGGATTCAATTTTTTCATCTGATACGGCAATCGGAAAATATGTTGCCCAAAGGGCAGGAATAGGAATCAATGTAGGCCGACTTAGAGGTTTGGGTTCTAGAATAAGAGGTGGGGAAGTTCAACACACTGGTGTTATCCCATTTCTTAAAAAGTTTGAGTCAACAGTAAGATGTTGCACTCAAAATGGTGTTAGAGGTGGAAGTGCAACCGTGCATTTTCCAATATGGCATCAAGAAATTGAGGACATTATTGTTCTCAAAAACAATAAGGGAACCGAAGATAATAGAGTAAGGAAATTGGATTATTCAATTCAAATGTCTAAACTGTTTTATAAAAGGTTTCTTAATAATGAAGATATTACATTATTCTCACCTCATCATGTCGATGGTCTTTATGACGCATTTGGACTGGATGAGTTTGATGAACTTTATGAGAAGTATGAAAGAGCAACTTCCATACCCAAGAAGAAAGTTAATGCAAGAGAATTAATAACTAATATTTTAAAAGAGAGAGCAGAGACAGGTCGAATATACATTATGAATATCGACCACGCTAACACTCATAGTAGTTTTCTTGACAAAGTCAACATGTCGAACCTTTGTCAAGAGATTACTTTACCAACAGACCCAATTCAACACATAGACGGTGAAGGTGAGATAGCATTGTGTATGTTGAGTGCAATTAATGTTGGAACAACCAAGATTGAAGAACTTGATAATTTATGTGATCTAGCAGTGAGAGGACTTGAAGAACTAATAGATCATCAGAGGTATCCAGTGAGAGCCGCTAAGATTTCAACCGAAGCAAGACGATCACTGGGTGTTGGTTATATTGGACTTGCACATTTCCTTGCAAAGAATAAAGTCAGATATGAAGATAAAAAAGCACTAGAATTAGTGCATGAATTAACAGAACAATTCCAGTATTCACTATTAAAAGCATCCAATGACCTTGCAGAAGAGAGAGGTGCATGTGAATATTATAACAGAACAAAGTATTCTAAAGGAATACTACCCATTGACACTTATAAGAAAGCAGTGGATACATTAGGTAAATTTGAACTTAAATGTGATTGGGAAAAACTTAGGAAATCTATAGCAGAACATGGTCTAAGACACTCCACACTGTCTTCACAAATGCCTTCTGAGAGCTCCTCAGTCGTCTCTAATGCGACGAATGGTATAGAACCACCTAGAGACTACTTGAGTGTTAAGAAGAGTAAAAAAGGAACCCTTAAACAGGTGGTTCCTCAATACTCTTTCTTGAAGAATTTTTATACATTATTATGGGATATGAAAGACAATCAGGGGTATATAAAGATCGTTGCAGTAATGCAAAAGTTCTTTGATCAATCCATCAGTGGAAATTGGTCATATAATCCCGAAAATTATGAGAACAATGAAGTTCCAATATCTGTCATGGCTACAGATTTGTTAACTACATATAAGTATGGATGGAAAACTGCATATTATCAAAATACTATGGATGGTAAAGTTGAAGATGTTATGTTAGAACCAGTGAATGAAGATAAGTATGAGGTAGATGATGATGAAGACTGCGAAGCTTGCGCGATTTGACAAAAAGATAACTCAAAAATATCAGGAAGACGGCAAAAGTATTCCTTACGCTGGATACACTGATCAGAATACTATTGATTTTGTAGAAAATCGTTATATTCTGTTAAAAGATTTCATACCTAAAGAAATTCTCACTATGACTTTGGACGCATGGAAAGTTATTGAGAATAATCCTAAACAACATAAATTATATTTTCAATTAGAAGATGATATAATTCATGATTCACCCAAAGAAACATTACAAAAATCACACGGTGCATACTGCTTCCCACCAGCAGTTGCACTACACCACTGGATGAAGAATGCGTTAAGAGGTGCATTGGATTTAAGATTAAAAGAAACCTATTCCTACACAAGAAAATATCAAAGAGGTGCATATCTAAAAGCACACACAGACAGACCATCTTGTGAAGTATCAACTACCATGTGTTTAGATTATAAAACGGATGATAACACTCCATGGAAAATATGGGCAAATGGAAAACAGAATTGGATTCTTAGAAAACAATTCCAAGAAGATATTTGGAATGAAGTTCAAAACATACCACACTCACAACGGAAGAAAAATGGTTCAGTGTCATTTGCACTAGAGCCTGGCGATGTTCTCGTTTATCAGGGCCCTAATATATGTCATTGGAGAGATTACTTATTGGGTGAACACAGTTATCACATGTTTCTGCATTTCTATAATGCTAATGGAGAGATAAGGGAAATGGAAAATGCCAATTATGAAATAGAACAAAATGAATTTGTGGGTGCAAATAAACTCAGATATGGAAATGAACAGTTAGCAAGAGGTAATAATTATGGCCCAAGAGGAGACCCTAGACACGCATTAGCATATGATGGAAGACGAAATCGTTATGACACTACTGCAGATGAAGATAATGCCTATGAGAAAATCAAATTTAATAAGTTTTCAGAATCATATGATAAATATTCACCTGAGGAACTAGCGGATTATGTAAATAACTATAAGTGGAACAAAGATGACCGTATTTAATAAAAAGAATGTAGATTTTACAAAAGAGAACATGTTCTTTGGTGAACCATTAAACACACAAAGATTTGACAACTTTAAATATCCAATATTTGATAAACTAACACAAAAACAACTCGGTTTCTTTTGGAGACCTGAGGAAGTATCATTACAGAAAGATAGAAGTGATTTTCAAACACTCAACGAAGCACAGAAACATATATTTACCTCTAATTTGAGGTATCAAACTTTGCTCGACTCAGTTCAAGGTAGGGCCCCAAGCATAGCATTCCTACCATTTGTGACCTTGCCTGAACTTGAGTCGTGCATCATTACATGGGATTTCTTTGAATCCATCCACTCAAGGTCTTATACTCACATCATTAAAAATATCTACGCAGACCCAAGTGATGTGTTTGACACCATCTTAACAGAACCAGCAATCGTTAAAAGAGCAGAAATGGTGACTGATAAGTATGACGAGTTCATTCACATAGGACGAAGACAGTTGTTAGGATTAAAAGTAGATAAATATGAATTGTATAAGGCACTTTACCTTGCTCTTGTGTCGGTGAACATCTTAGAAGGAGTTAGATTCTTCGTCTCGTTTGCATGTTCATTCGCATTTGGGGAGCTGAAACTCATGGAAGGATCGGCAAAGATCATTTCTCTGATTGCTCGAGATGAGTCTCAGCACCTTGCGATCACTCAACATATCCTAAAGAATTACCAACGCCTTGAGAAAGATAAACTTATGTTAAAGGTCATGAAGGATTGTGAAAAGGAAGTGTATCAATTATATGAGGAAGGTGTCAAAACTGAAAAAGAATGGGCAGAGTTCTTATTTAAAGAAGGAAGTATGATTGGACTGTCAACTCTTTTACTAGGAAACTATATTGAATTTATTTGTAATAAAAGATTAAGAGCAATCGGGTTAAACACCATATATGATGTTCCTTCAACCAATAATCCATTACCATGGACACAACATTGGTTTAACAGTAGAGGTCTTCAAAACGCACCACAGGAAACTGAAATAGAATCGTATATTGTTGGTGGAATCAAACAAGATGTCGATGATGACACATTTGAAGGATTTAAATTATGATGGAAATTTGGGGAAGAGTAGGTTGTTCGTTTTGTAATAAAGCAAAATACCTATGTGATTCAAAGGAAGTTGAATACACCTATTATCAATTAGGGGAAGATTTCACAAGAGAAGAACTCTTGGAACAATTCCCTACGGCACGAACATTTCCACAGATTAGATTCGTTGACCATACAGGTGAAGACATGACTGAATCAAAGTATATTGGTGGTTATACTGAATTAAACGAATATCTTCAAGCTGATTTAGCAACAGGTATATGGATATGAGAATCATTATCATAATCTTGTATACATCTATTATCTTATCTATAGGATTTATGATTGGGCATTACGCATGAGTCCTATTATCTTACCCAGTAAAGAAGAACTAAAGAAATCTAACCGATGGTTCAAATCAGCTACACCTAAGTATACCTTTGATTGGTATCTTAAATGGGTGGCAAGTATATTTGTTCTTGTGGCCATGTCAATGCGTGGAGTAGAAGGATTACAATTATATGATTTAATTTTTTCAATTATTGGAATCACTGGTTGGTTAGTGGTCTCGGCAATATGGGAAGACAGGGCGTTAATTATGTTAAACTCTTTTGGTCTAATATTATTGCTAAAGAATTTAGTTACCACACTGGTGGTAGTCACATGAAGATTTATAAATGTATCGTATGTGGTCATGAATATAATGAATGGGAAGAGGATGTTCTTTTTAAAGACCTTCCTGACGATTGGGAATGTCCTGATTGTTTCGTAGGAAAAGACATGTTTGAGGAATGGCAATGAGAAAATACAAGTTATATTTGCCATTGAAAAAGGATCAAGACATTATTTGTAAAAGATGGATTCATTTATTCAAGGAGATTGATGTTGAATATCAAGAAGTTCGAATCTTGACTGCGGGAGAGGATTTTCAAAAGATTGATGCAAAACACTCACTTCCCTATGCAGTAATGATTGACCATGGTGAAGAAACAGGAAAGAAAAAGTCTTATGAAAATATGTATAAACATGTTTTAGTAGACAGTGGGAAATCGGAAGATGACTATATACCAAAAGATTATGATTGATTCACTTAAACTAAGAATACATTGCGATGGGTGCAAATCCGAAAGTGTTATTGAGCACGAAATGGATTCAGAGAATTATCACATACATAATTGTCCTTTTTGTGGCAAAGATATTGATCATGAACTTGAGTGTGAGGAAGTATTTGAGGATGATTTCTAGTAACGGATATAACATACATGTCGATTTCATCGGACAGATAGCACAAAAGAAGAGAATTATTCAATTCGTTAAAGACACTATAACACACTTCATGCCTAGAATGTGTAGACCTGTTGACATTGAAATTACAACTGTCAATAGATGTAATCATGAATATTATGCCCTATGTTGGGGTAATAGAAATACCGTAGAAATAGAGATCGCAAGAGGCTCAGAAGATAATGAATTTAACCTTGATGAAATGATGTTAAATCTTGCACACGAACTCATCCATGCAAAACAGTTTTTAAGGGGTGATTTATCGGCAAATTTAAGGTGGACTGAGAGGAAAATACCACTTTATGAGCAATATATGAGTCAACCTCATGAAAGAGAAGCGTATAACAAAGAAACAGAAATCTACGAAAAATACTGGCAAAAGCCTTGACAATGCCCCGCATCTAATGCTATACTAACAGTATGGAAAATGGAATAAAAGGAACACACATTGCAACTGGATACCCTTGTTGCATCGAACTGACTCCGAGAGAAATGGAACTTGCAACTTGTAACGACATCTGTATGAACGAATGTTGGGACAAGATGAATGATTCAGTCTTTCTTAGAACAGGCGAGGTCATAATCGACCAAGTTGAAATTGATACAATTACTGTGAATGGAGTTGTCAAAAACTTCCACTAAAATGACTAAAATTAAAAGAATATTTGTAGATATGGACGGTGTAGTAGCCGACTTCATCACTGGATGTTCTGGAATGATAGGACAGCCTCTTACTCCTGATCAAGATGGTCACAACATATATGATGAACGGAAGGTTGAATTAACCAATAAACGGTTATTCAGACACTTACCACCAATGGTAGATTACGCAGACTTAATTGCCTATATTCGACACACTGAATTACCATGGGAAATCTTGACTGCAGCTGGAGTTGTTAATCGTGAACTGGTTGTTTATGACAAGCAGGAATGGATCAAAGAATGGGTTTGTCCAAATGTTGTAGTGACTTGCACATATAGTGGGTCTCAAAAAAGTGCCTTCGCAAAGAAGGGATTTGTCCTTATTGATGACAGAAAACGAAACATCGAATGCTGGGAAGAAGCAGGTGGAATCGGAATCTTACACAAAACTGCACAGAATACTATTGAGACATTGAAAGCTCTTAGAAATCCACAGTAAAAATCCCCTAAATAGTTATATGAAAAGTATGAAAAGACTATGGAGATTTTTAATATCTCTTTTTAGGCATGAATATGAGATAACCATTTACCGTCAATCAGATTTGAGTGGTAATATGTATAAATCTATATACAGTGCAAAGAGAATTATTATAAGAAAAGAGAAACACTTGAAATTCCGTGATTGGAATACCAAGAAAGTAGTCGAAGTTCGATCCTCAACTGGATTGGAATATAAAATAGAGGAAAAATAATGCAACAAGTATTAATAGGTTTGTTGGTTGCTCTCGGTATTTTTAGTTATTTCCTATATAATGATAATCAAACTCTGAAAGCAAATAACTACAAATTAGAGATTGCAGTCGAAGAACAGAAAGTTGCCATGTTGGCAATAAAAGAGTCTTATGAAAAGCAAGGTCAATCCTTGATGCAAATGTCTGCTCGTAATGCAGAGATTGAACAGGACATGAACAAATACTTGGATATTTTTCGTAGACATAATTTAAATCAGTTGGCAGAGGCAAAGCCTGGCCTAATTGAAACCCGAATAAATAAGGGAACAGCTGATGTATTTAAGAGTATAGAAGATGATAGCAAAGAGCTTAGTAGCCTTAATAACAATAACACTCCTTAGTTCTTGTTCCCTAATGGGAACCAAGGAAGTGGAGATAATCTCTAAACCCATAGAGATTGAAATCATGCAACCACAATTACCAAGGGCAATCAATTTGATTGAACCAACATGGTATGTGGTATCTGAAGCAGTGATTGCAAATCCTTGTATTAAAAATGAGGAAGGCAAGAGAGTCAGAAATGAGGACAGGACTTGTAAACTGGGTAAAGAGAATGACTGGCCTGAGGGTTACACTTACCTTGATAGATTCTTAGATGATATTAAAGATCAGAATGGTGGGAGCATCGTATTTGTTGCAACCACGATTGGTGATTATGAAGCAATGTCTGCAAATATGCAAGAATTAAGACGATACATCAAGCAGATGGGTGAAGTCATAATATATTATAGAAACGTCACCATCAAGGGTGAACCTGCCGTAGGGGTAGGAGTGAAATTAGACAATGAAACGAAGAGACCTTCAATAGGACTCTTCCCGCGAAACAAAGATGACAAGACCGAGTCAAAATAGATACGCTCCAGCAAGATTAGAAGTATTAAATGTGTTCCCTACTCCATTCGCGAGAGGGATTCTTGATATTGATTTAGATCAAGTAGTCGAGGACTGCCGAAATCTTGTGGCCGAGGTTCATGAAAGGTGTCCTGATAATAATGGTCAAAACTACACAACCTATTTTGATCAAGACCTCAGAGAAATCATGCACGAATATGAATGGTTCAAAGAATTTTCAGATCGAATCAAAGACACTTATATCGATTTCATATCAAGAACTTTTGAATCTCGAATAGAACATTTATCCCGAAGTGACATACACCTATTTTCATGGGTCAATCGTTATGAAGGTCATCATCATCATGAAATTCATAATCATGTCGATTCCTTTATTAGTGGAACATGGTATATCAAAGCAGCAAAAACTTCACCTATTAAATTCCTTAGTCCAAATCTTATGGCAACCTTTTCCCATAAAACCGAAGATCGGATGATTAAAAGAGAGGGATTTCCAAATATAGAATTTAATGGAGTCAACGGAGTCGATCAAGAATTTTGTCTCTTTCCACTGGATGGAGAATTTCTCATGTGGCCTTCTTATATGCAACATACGGTTCCTGCTAATTATGAACCAGTGGATGATAAATATGAAAGAATCTCTTTGAGTTTTAATTTAAAACATAAGGAGATAATCACCGATAACGAAACAGGACACGACATGTCCTATGGGGAATTAAATGAGAGTAAGAGATAAAGAACATCAATCTTTAGGATTAAAAGAACTTGAACAATTATGTATTGACAACCCAAACGATTCTGATCTAGGTTTGGCAATAAGACAGATAGTAAAGGCGGCACGGATAAATGGATACATGGAGAGCAAAGACCCTTATGATAATGATGAATATGCGAAGTCTCATGATGAAAATGAGCATGTTGATTGGAGAAAGGATACAATTTGGGACAAAGACATATAATGGATAAGACATTTGCATTAGATGATATGTTTAAATTCTCATCAAAACTGGAATCTAGTTACGATGGGTTTGCACTCACTATTGATAATTTTTATGAAGACCCTGATAAACTATACGAGTGGATAGATTCTCAATCATATCCCCTTTGGAAATTCAATCCCGAAAGAGGAGAGAGTTCTAACAGTAAAGTATATAATGATTGTCGATTAGTGATAAAGGTTGCACATCCAACAAGAACCTATTACACTGAAATGCAGAGAGTCCTTAGTTTTTGCAGAAAGCATTGGTGGAAAAATGACTACGAATGGGATAGATTATATGAAATTAATTGTTTTCAAACCATCACTGAGTTTGATCCAAAAATGCAACACTACCCTCATACCGATTCTTCCTTCGATACACCCGATGAAAGATCAACCCTAAATATGATTGTCTATTTGGATAAAGAAGAAAATGGTGGAACAGCAGTTTATGATGGAGAGTGGATTTCTAACGATGAAAGGTTTGATATGCTATATCCAGTAGAAGAAAGATTTACTATAGAAAGGGTAATCCCTGCTAAGTATAACAGATGTGTCATTTTTCCCGGCAATAGATTGCATGGTGGATACATCGAAGATTATAAGAAATACAGTGGTGATAAATGGAGATTTACACAAGTCCAATTTTTACACCCGAATTAGAATATTATGAAAAACATTGAATCGTTATTTGTGTTCGAAAGAGCTTTGGCCGAGGATGATTGTCGCTTAATCATTGAACGGTTTGAACGAAGGTCTTTCACCGAAGTGACCCAAGGACTTGGGACACACGGAGAACAGGCGGTTGCTGTGAATGAGGAAGACGAGAGTAGGTTAAAATATGCCGATCAATTTGGCAAGATCAACTACAACTTGACTCATCCTGATAATGAGGACTTTGATTATATCATGGACAAGGTTGATCCCTTTTTGCCAAAGAACGATCTTTTCGGCACAATCAATTTTGCGTCAATTATCAAATACCCTACCAATACCTTAATGCCTCCACATAAAGATATGGCAGACCTCAATGACACCGCAACCG